CATTAGAGCCAGTCATAGACGCATTTATCCTAAATGATACGATTTATGGCACTTTAGACTATAATGTCCTAAGTTACTAAGGGGTATCATGGCAAAACAGACGTTTACTACTGGGCAGGTGTTAACAGCTGCACAGATGATTTCACTGCAACAAACAGCAATGCTTGGCGGTGCTGCTTCTGCTAAGACTGCAAGTTACACATTAGTAGCAGCCGATGCTGGTACAGCCATATCTATGTCTAGTGCAAGTGCAACCACAATAACTGTAAACACTGCGTTGTTTGCAGCAGGTGATACAGTACAGATTACAAATCTAGGTGTTGGAGTTTGTACTATTACACCAGGTACAGCAACAGTTAACACATCCGCATCATTAGCATTAGCACAATATGAAAGCGGCACATTAGATTTTACTAGCACCTCTGCAGCTATATTTATTAAAGGTGCTGCGGGTGCTGCTGCAAGTAGTGGGTTAGTTCTTGTTAAACGTTCAAGTTTTTCAAATGTTGCAAACACTAGCACTACTTTTGATAATGTTTTTACTTCTACATACAAAGCCTATCAGGTAGTTATAGAAGAATTATATGCTACAACAGCAGGAGATGATGGTATCTTGGAGTTGTTATATTCAGGTTCTGTGTGGGGTGAATATTATGGTGCATCAGGCGGTGCGCAGTCTAATTCTGCTACATTTGTTAACATCCAAAATAGCGGTAGTGCACAATTTACTTTCGTTACTTCTATTGGTGTTTCAAGCAGCCCAACAACTGCAAATTTTTTATTTGCACAAGTCGGTGGATCAGCAAAAGCAGCCAATATGACTGGCACAGCACACGAAGCGGCCACAGCGATTGCTAGATTTTGTGGATTTAATGTTGCGGCAGAAGCCTATACAGGTTTTAGACTTAGATCATCATCCACAAATGTAACAGGTACAGTAGCAGTCTATGGATTGGCGACAGCATAATGACAACTAAACAAAAAATGATTAGCGAACTTAAATTAGAGTTCCCTACTTTAAGACTTGGTAATGATAATGATGGTTATATCAATTTATCTAATGATGAATATGAAACTACCATATCAGAATGGGCAGATGCTAGACTTGCAAAATTAGCAAAAATAGCCGAAGCCGAAGCAAAGGCAACTGCTAAAACCGTTTTATTAGATCGCTTAGGTATTACAGCCGAGGAAGCACAGCTACTTCTTTCATAATGAAACCATGGCTATGTGCAGCGGGTACACAGTTACGGGATCAAATTGATGCCTGGTACCCAGATCGTCGCTCTACCTCTGATGGGTGGCTGGGTGATGCTCGTCATTCCGCCAGAAAATCGGATCATAATCCAGATGCAGGAATTGTCAGAGCCATTGATGTGGATTCTCGCTTGGATTCATCCGAGGGGCTCTCAGTATATTTGGCTGACCAAATCAGAATCTGTGCAAAAACCGATAAGCGCATATCTTACGTAATCCATAATGGCATGATTGCTAGCAAGATACTTAATTTTAAGTGGCGTAAGTACAAGGGTTTTAACAAGCACACAAAGCACATACATATCAGCTTTACAAAGTTAGGCGATAAAGACAGCAAACCGTTTGATATACCACTACTAGGGGGTAACTTATGAAAATCAGTGAGAAGCAGAAAGCAATACTTAAATCATACTTTAGGGGTGTGCTTGTATCATTCTTAACATTCTTAGCAAGTAATGAGTTAGGACTAGATCCAGTAGTGTCTGTAGTTATTGCAGCATTAGCAGGACCAGCAGCTAGGGCTTTAGATAAATCCGATGATGCTTATGGCCTCGGTGCAGATGAAGCATGAGTCCGAACGAATGGGTTGGTTTAGGCGTTGGAGTATGCGCCATACTAACAAGTTTATTAGTGGGTCTGCGCTGGGTTATTAAGTCTTACCTATCCGAACTTAAAAGCAATGGTGGCTCAAGTTTACGAGATTCCATCGATAGATTAGAAACGCGTGTCGATGAATTGTATTCTCTCATAGTTAAGAGACAATAAACACATGGCTGATACAAGACGTAAGCGAAAGAAGATTAATAGGCGTGTGGTGCGTAAATCACCTGAGCCATTAACTAAATTAGAAGTGTTTTATATTGCCAAGCATGAAATGTTTAGAGCTGCACGCAAAGCTGGGTTTACAGAGAGCGTTGCACTTTATCTAATGGATAGCCCATCCTCTATGCCCGACTGGGTAGTAGGCGAAGACGGCATTATCCCATCTATCCCTACTCCAGACGAGGAACAAGATTAAGCGCATAGCGTTTGTGTCTGACCTGCAAGTACCTTTTTTTAGTGAAGCTAGTGTTAAATCCGTAGGGCGTTTTCTAGGTAAATGGAAACCTCATCGGACTATTTGTATTGGTGATGAAATTGATTTACCACAATTAGGCGGTTTCAATGCAGGAACTATTGATGAAATGGTGGGCAACATCAATGACGATAGGACACAGACACAGGAAGTATTAAGTTACTTAGGAGTAACAGACGTACTAGGAAGCAATCATGGAATCAGACTTTATAGATCAATTAAAAAAAGACTACCTTCATTCCTCAATTTACCCGAAATGCAGTATGAGCGTTTTATGGGATATGATAAATTGCAAATCAAATTCCACCCTTACGGATTTGACTGGGCGCCAGGATGGACAGCGGTTCATGGAGACTCTTTCCCTCTTAGCCAAATTCCTGGACAAACGGCCTTAAATGGGGCTAGGAGGCTAGGAAAAAGCGTAGTGTGTGGTCATACCCATAGATTAGGCTCAGCGGCCTTTACAGAGGCTTCTAGAGGCCAATTAGGCCGTACTGTATGGGGCTATGAAGTCGGCAATTTGGTCGATCTAAGTAGTTCAGGCATGGCGTATACTAGAGGCTATGCAAACTGGCAGCAAGGCTTTGCCGTTGCCTACGTTCACGAGCGTAAAGTGTCGGTCATCACAGTACCGATTAACTCAGACGGTAGTTTCATTTTTGAGGGAAAACTCTACAAATAACGTTATCAAATCGTTATCAAAAATAACTAACAAATCATCCACAAAGTCGTACACACGTGCGACACTATTGCTATGCCACAAGATATGTGAGCATAGAACGGGCTACAGTGGACAAGCACATAGAAAAAATGATAGATAACACTATCTATAACTTAGCAAAGGCTAAGGAGTTAAATAACCCAATAGTTGCACAAGCTGTGTTAGTTAATTTGCAAGAGGTATTACCTTCATACATTGATGCGTTAGCGAGCGTGAATGCATGATAGAGACAACAGCACCATGGCTAGTGCTTTACAGCGTTTTATTCTACTTCATCGCTTGGGGCATTTATTCAACAGTTAAAGATAATGCATTCCAGTCAGGTTATTGGAAAGGCCGTAAAGACGGCTATGACATGCACAGACGTATAACAGATAGTAAAACTAATGCCGACAACAACTGAGAAGTTATTCGATGAAGTCGTTAGCATTTTGCACAGTCGTGGTACGCAATATGGTCACCCAATTAGTAATCACAAACGAATTGCCGAGCTGTGGTCGGCTTACTTGGGTTATCCAATTCAACCAAATGAGGTTGCGATCTGTATGTGTCTGGTCAAAATCAGCAGGCAAGCTGAGGATCCAGGAGTCAGTGACAATTACAAAGATGCACTCGGATACATCGCTATTGCTAAAACAATAACAGATGCTATGCAAGATGAAGATGGAGCGTGGGAATAATGGCTTTTAATTTAGAGGATTACACCACAGTGCAAGAAAGATCCAATATATTTTGGGAAAGGTACAAAAATGGAGCAGTACGAACGAGGATTATCGCGGAGTCAGACACTAGAGTCGTTGTTGTTTGTGAATTATTTAGGGACAACGCTGACGAAAAACCATTCGCAACAGGTCATGCGAAAGAGGTCATATCTGATCGTGGGGTTAATCGTGACTTTGCGCTTGAAAATTGTGAGACTTCGGCTCGAGGGGTTGCTTTTAAAGCGGCTAATATCGGTACTGAAAAGAATGGACCTAGTCGAGAAGAGATGGTTAGAGTCAAAGAAAAACAAGCTGTATCACAAAGCTTCTCAGTAGATCGCACAGATCCTTTGCCTATTAGTAATGAGGATTGGGTTAAAGCTGCAAGTGTGACACCACCTAAAGCACCACCAGCATGCTGTGCCAAAGGTAATAATTTAGTAACAGGGGTATCCAAGGCTAACGGGAAACCGTATTACGGTTATTTATGTTTAGACCGTATCAAAGAGCATGCCATATGGGCAAAGCAAGATGCCAACGGTAATTGGTTCTTTCCACAAGGAAAGGAGGAATAATGGGATTTATTGAAGTTAGAAACGGTTCAGGCTTTACATTACGCATGGAAAACGATAAAGAAAGCCTAAACCTAAGTACCGATAGATGTGTATCGTGTAATGATGACAGGTTATTACATGATGGACAGTATTTGGTATGTACTCAGTGTCATTGTAGACAATAAGGAAAGGGATTTTATCACATGTACACAAAATTCAAGTGTAATGGCTGTGATCGTAAGACCGAGTTCTTATGGCTGGATCAATTAGATACGCCTGAGGGATTCAAGGCTTATCAGTGCATGGAATGTGGCTGTGTTGGTGTTAAGAATATAGCTGAGGCTTTGCATATTCCAGATAGCAACATAGATAGATGCGATAAGTGTGGTGGCTGGCAGTTCTTAAATAGCGGTTGCCACACTTGTGCATTGATAGGGGCTAAGTAATGCCTACCTATGAATACAGCTGTGCCGAATGTGGCACTTATGGATCTACTAGCAGCTCATATGCAGATAATCTACCTATCATGGAATGCCCTAAATGCATGACAATTATGAAGCGTTTGTACTCAGCACCTGGCATTGTATTCAAGGGTAATGGGTGGGGTAGTAAGCCATGAGTGATGGTGGTTATGTTGAGACTTGGCTAGAGACAGATGATCTACGCATCATGACTTGCCGTCTGACCTGCGGTTATGTTAATTGATTTGACAGGGCATGCTACCCTAAACAAGCATGTGATCTTAAATCACAAAGCTGGGCCGCCAAGGGCAAGGCCCGGAAGGTGCAGAGTTTGGGCCACCTTATTGTTAATTACATTTAACTTTGTCTTTGTAAAAGATTATTCCGTTGCTAAAGAGAATTACAAACCTACACATTACAAGCAGTACATATTGATTACATTAAATGATTTAGATGAAACATACTGTTTAGTAGAGCTGTATTCTAAAGAGAATAGTAGGTGGGATCCTAAGGCTCGTAATGGTAGTCATATAGGTATACCACAAGGTAGGTCTAAGTATCTAGCAACAGTAGATGGTACTAAGCAGATAGACTGGGGTATCAAATACATTTACAATAGATATGGATCTATGTGTAAAGCATTACATCATTTCAAAACTAAAGGATGGCATTGAGTCGCAAAGCAATAAGCACGGGTAAGTGGAAGAAGCTACGCATTACCATACTTGACCGTGATGGTTGGCAGTGTGCTATGTGTGGTGGGCCTGCAGACACCGTAGATCACATCATTCCACGCGTAAAAGGTGGCGATATGTGGGCAACAGATAACTTACAAAGTCTATGCAAGAAAGACAATAGCGCTAAGGGTGGTCGTTTTTTTAGCCACAAGGCGAC